AGCAGTGATGCTAGGAACAGTTACACGAAGCCAAGTATTCAAAAGATAATCTCCAGCGCGAGAAATGCTAACAGACCATTCAGTGTCGAAAGCGGGACTTCCAGCAGCGCGAGAAAGAACAACGGGCACCTGAGTAAACCAAGTAGCCTTTCTAGTTTCTCTAACGAAATAAGCAGTGGCATCCTGACCACCATACATGTATTTCTCTAGCTCATCAAAAGTGGCAAGATCAATAAAACCCGAAGTTACGTTAGACGAAGTTGTAGACATTTTTATATTAAGAAAGATTTTATTTTTAATTTAAAATTAGTTCAACAGTCAAACAATTTTCTTTAACTAACTTTTAAAATTTAAAAAATTTCTAAAAATGTTTATTCATTCTCTACTTAAAAATTAAAATTCAAACGAAATAGAAAATACTGGTCGCAATATAATAAAATGTCAAATGTAAATAAAAATGTAGATAATTTAGACACCAATTTGGATATTTTGACAATCGATAACAGTATTATAACCAATTTCGAAGAAGAGATTAAAAAACTCGTTTTTTATAAATCACAGTTGAATGAACTTGAAATAACGTTATCATCGCAAAACGTATCCCAGCGTTTTCAAAAAGAACTAAAATCCTCTATTGATTGTATTAAAAATAAAATAGAGGATATTGAGACAAAACGAACGTATAATTTTTATATTGTTGAAACGTGTGAATTTCTTGAAAGATACAGAAAAATTCTTCAAACCCCGTTAAAAATGAGTTTTATGGGAAAAAAGAATGAAAATAACAGTGAAAAGAATGAAATTATTAAAAAATATGTAAATATCGCGGGAAAGTATAAAAATATAATAGTTGATTTTCCTATAGAACCCAGAGAAGTTCATTGTAATAATCATACTTGTGAAAACAAAAAATCGTTTGACATTATAGATAATAGTATTTATATTTGTTTATTATGCGGTTCACAGCAAGAAATATTGTTACACGTTTCTTCTTATAAAGATGTTAACCGAATTAATATATCTACAAAATACACTTATGACCGAAAAGTTCATTTTAGAGATTGTATTAATCAATATCAAGGTAAACAAAATTGTACAATAGACCCAAAGGTGTTATCTTCATTGGAAGACCAGTTTGAAAAACACCATTTATTAGGAGATAAAAAGGAAAGTATCGAAGTTAGATTTAAAAATATTACCAAAGAACATGTATTTTTGTTTCTAAAAGAATTGAACTTTACTAAACATTATGAAAACGCTAATTTAATTTATTCTCAAATAACAGGGAAAAAATTAGATGATATAGCCTATCTTGAAGATAAACTACTTGACGATTTTGATAAGTTTATAGAAATGTATGATAAGAAATTTAGAAATCAACCTGATTTTGAACGTTCCAATTTAATCAATTCCCAGTATATTCTCTATCAATTTTTAATGATTTATCATCATCCTTGTAAAAAAGAAGATTTCTCTATCCTTAAAACGCTAGATAGAAAAGCGTTTCACGATGAAGTAACTAAAGTCTGTTTTGAAGAACTTGGTTGGAATCATACACCGATGTTTTAAAAATTAAATTTAATTTTTAAAATTGTTTAAACAATAAGAAATAATAGTTTTTATTTAATTATTTTTTTATTTAATTATCTTTCTATTGTATAAATAAAATGATTGATTCTAAATTTTTATTGACACTATTTGCCATTACGCTCGCCGTTTGCACCGTATTTAATCAAAACCCCGTAGAATTTATTAAAGAAGGATTTGTTAACGTTGGTGTGGCCAGAATGCAAAACGTAATTGATTTAAGCCCTGACCCTATGCCTAAACAAGTGTCTATTCTTCCTGTAAATGGTACTGAATTTACCAGATCTGCAATTCCTACTCTCCCACCTGCTAGAACTTCTGGGGAAGGATTAAAAGCCGCTTATTGGAATTGCGCCAGAAATAAACCATCTGATTATGCAACTTTGGCTTATGCTCCTGATAAACCTTTAACATTCGAACAGGCGGCTGCCAGTTGCAATAACGGAAGTTCTACATGTGGAACGACTGGAATTAATGCCGTATCGGATATGTCAAACAACGTTATGTCAAATCCTATTATTGCTGATAGAGTTATTGGGGTAGTCACTAGAAGTCGTCTGGCCGCTCTTGGATGCCCTATTAGAGGAGATGTCGTTTGCACTAACGTCAATCAAAAAGGTTGGTTCAGCGTAAATCCTGACCCCACCGCATTGCGTTCCGGTGCTATTAACATTATTACTGATGCCGCCGCTCCTACAGGAGATGACGTTGTTACAAAATCAGTTAAGTTAGCAATGCAACGTAATGTTCGTCAGCAGTTGTAACGTATAGTTATAAAATAAGAGTTTACATTATTGATATTTAAAATAATGTAAACAAAATTCAAAAATGAGTAGTAAAATGATTGATGATGTTTCCGAAAGAAAATATGCTGTCTTAATGGAAACAAGCGGGGAAGAATGCGAGAGTTGGTATTACTGTATCCTATACAACGGAAACGAGGAAAATCTTCAATATCTACAATCTCAAATTGAACCTGTTAAATGGCGGGTAGATGACGGATTAAGCACTTTTGACCTTGATTTAGACCATCTTATTTCTGAAACTACTGCCAAACAACTTACTAAATTGGAATTGAACCATTGTTTTTTCCACAGAAAGTTTGATGGTGTTCTCCAAAAAATTGAACTAGGTTTTAAATCTGGAGACAAGAATAAGAGAAAGATTAAGAAAGCTTTTGAAATCTTAGGTTACGGAAGAATTGAAGATTTTATTGACGGAGAAGATATTGATGAAGAAGATATGGTCGATCCAAATGAAGTTCACTTTTCATCCGAAGAAGGTTCAGAAGAATCTAGTTCGGATGATTCGTCTGAGGAAGATGAAGACGACAAAGATTCTTCTATCGAAGATTTCAAAAGACTAAAGTTATCTGAAAGTTCTATTCCAGAAGAAAGTCGTCGTTCTAATCGTCCTTCTGACAAAGAACTTGAATCAATTAGAGAAAAGCAACGTTCTATGAGAGAGTTAGAAAGTCGTAGAGAAGCTGAGAAATTAGAACGAGAAAGTCGTAGAGAAGCTGAACGAGAAAGTCGTAGGGAACTTGAAAGTCGTAGGGAAGACAGACGAGACGCTGAAAGTAAAAGAAATGCTCCTCCTTCTAGCAGAAGAGACGAAAGCCGTAGGGATGAAAGTCGTAGAGACGAAAGCCGTAGGGATGCTCCCCCTTCACGCAGAGATGAGAGTCGTAGAGAACTTGAAAGCAGACGGTTTGATGAAAGTAGTCTTCCATCGGCTTTAAGAAAAAAACATAATTAAAGCATAATTAAAGCATATCAGATTATAAATGAATAGAATGTTTACGCAACTCATTTATAATATACCGTTCAATATCAGCAATTTTTACAGTGTAAGGAACTTCTATTAAAACAATTCCATTATCTCTACACATACGAGTTTTTAATTCATCTCTGTATTTCTGATTATAAAAGGCTTCTTTGTTTTTATGGAAAAACGGAAGATACTTATAGTGTTGCGCCCCGTTATATTCAACCGCTATTTTAAGGTCGTCATCATAACAATCAAGTTCCATATTAAAATGACCCCCTGTTACTGGATTATTTAAAAAATTCGGTCTACATTTATCAAAACGACGCCTAAAATGTTTTTGTAGAACTCTTCTACATTCAAGTTCCCCACTACTATCCCTTTGAGGTTTTTTAAACGTTTGACTAAAATCTTGTTGATGGTAGTTTTTATACGAAGGATGAGGAGAATACAAATTTGAAGAATACCCCGGAAGATTATCAATGTATCCTAAAATCTCTTTACGGGTATTCTTTCCATACGGATCATAAATAAAACTGTTAGACCAAGTTCCTTTTTTTCCAATTTTTGTTATGGCTAAAATAGCAATAATAATTAAACAACCTACCAAAATAACTTCAAACCCGTTTTTATTCCATATAGATTTAAGTTTATTAAATATACTCATACTTTATTTGGTTGAAAGATTTTATAGATTTATAAATTTATAAATCTATAAATTTATCTAAAAATGACAAGAATTAATTTCGGTTGTTTTAATATTACTTCTACATACAGGGCATTCGGTTTTATATTTAACCCATTCGTTTAAGCATTCTGTATGACTAAAATGCTTACAATCTAGTTGTATCAGATTTTCGTTTGTATTAAAATTAGAAAGACATACAGAACACATTTCTTTTGTATGCTCTTCATTAGTTAAAAACGTTTTGTGAGTTTCTTCTAAAACGACGTTTTCGTTTTTGGTGAATTTGGATTCGTTTAAACTTTCGTTAGTAGCAATTTCTATCATCTGGTTTTCAATAATATCTAAATGATGTTCGTCTCCATCTCCATCCGATAACATACTAAATAAAAATTCAAGCGTTTCAAAATCGGTTATTTCAATAACTCGGTCTATCCCTTCTAGTGTTGGTGTACCGATTATACGATTATATAAATTTTCAGTATTATTCATAGTTTTGTTTATACGTTGTTTATACGTTGTTTATTATGTTTATTATGTTTATAAATACTTTAATCGTATTTTACAAACAATTTTACAAACAATTTTACAACCATAGTAAAATTTATTTACAGACACATCAATCTTTTAGATGTATTGTGTAACGTATTTATATGAGCATACATTGTAATGATAGGTAATTCATCAACCGATAAAAACTCCAATAGTTCTTTGGTTAAAAATGTATTATTCTTACTCACACTAAACACCTTTTCAGTCATTCTTTTATATTGTATGCATTCCATAATGTCCGTTTGCGGTTGTGTATACAATTCTATATCATACTCTTTTTTAAGTTTTTCTATATCATCTGGAAGAAGAAACGTGTTTTCTGTATACAGTTCAGGTTTAAACTTAACTATTTTAGAGATACTCAAAAGGTTTTTAATATGGTCGGTATTTACAGTCATTGTTTTTATATTATAGCGTTCATCAATTTTATCTAAACAGCGTTTGTGTAGTATAGTATGATTTTCATTTAACTTTTCATTTAACATTTGACCCATTGTATAGTAAAATTCTATCTGTTTCTTAAACGTGTCTTTCATATACAACCCAAACACTAAATCGTTTGTTTCAGGAAGTGGTTTGTTTAAAAAATCGTTTAAAAAATATTCACTATCTTTTGACGACAAGATAAAACTAGACGTTCCGACACTCTGGTCAAAAGCGGATAAATGTTTTTTATTTTTTATAGGAAAAGTGTAAGGAAAATTAGAGAGTATGTATTCTACAAAATCAATTGGACTTCTGTCTTCTAACTCGTATTTATTAGCAATAATACGTTCGGCGTAGCGTCTATTGGTTGTAAAAAAGAACTTAATGTCAGACATCTTAAAAAACGGTTTCTTTCTATAACCAGTATTAGAAAGAAAATTAGAAAGAGTTAGTATGTCTTTTTCCAAGTCTTTTTCCTTTTCTAACGACGCTGAAAAAGGGATTTCCAAGACCGATGTTAAAAGAATTGTAATAATATCTTCAATGGTGCTTATTTTAAACATATTTATGTATCCTACGTGTTCTAACGAATTGGTTAACGACCCATCTAATTCCGTTACAATATGAGATTTTCCATAATCTATAATGACAGGAACAATCTTTGTTTTAATACTGACAACGTTATTGACCGATATTAAGTATTCTATTTCTTTTGGTTCATCATACGTTTGAATAATAATGTTCCAAGGAGCCAAATCGTTATGAACGAAACCGGATCGTCGTTGAGCAATTTCTAAAGCAAAACTTAATTGAATTAGAATTAAGAGATAATCCGTCATTCTAAAGTCGGTTTTTATCCAGTCTAAAAACGGTTTTCCGTGAATATATTCAAGTAAGACAGATTTTTCTTTGGTTAATCCGTAAGTATATTGAAAATGAGGAAGTTCTAAAGAGAGTTTATTGAGTTCTTTTTTCCCTAAATACGCTTCGTGAATTTGTTGGTTTATTTTAAGAGGGTCGTTAGATGATTTTACTACAAATGAAAACGCTCCTAAACTTCCCTTCTCAACTTTTGATGTCTTGCTTAAAAACAGTTGTTCGAATGCGATTGCGTTTCTATTTATACTTGATAGTATTTTTTCAGTTGCTTTGAATAACCCAGAACAACGAGGTAGTTTAGTTATTTTAGTTTCTTCAGTTAATTCAAATGTTTCTGTTCCGTTTAACACCTGAGACGAACTTAATTCCGTTTCTTCTCTTTCAATCAAAAGTTCAAGAGGTGATTTATCGTGATAATTGTAAACCCCCATTTCGTTTTTTAACGATACCAATAACGATTGAAGATAATTTAGTATTCCTTCTTTTTTAAGATACGTATTGTAAAATAAAAGAGCGTTTTTTGAGATGGTTTCACATTTTGTATCGTTATCTCTACACCATTTTATTTGTTGAAATAAATCGGATAAGTCTTCTTTTATAGGAATGTAGTGTTCGTATGGAACAAGCAGATGCTTAAACCACAAACTGTATTTGGAATCTACAATTAACAAACAACAACCCATACTTAATTCAACAGACAATCTAAACGCTGATACATGCCCATCAACGTGAATTAGATATTTATACTCAGATTGTTGAAAATAATCAAGAAACGAAGAAGTTTTAATACCTTTTTTTTCCATCTCATTGACATTTATAGTCTGAAGATACCGACTGTTTTTTAATTTTCTGGCTCTTGCTTGCCATTTAGATATTCCAGCATCTAAATAAGGAATATCTTTAAACTGTCCAGATAAATCTTTCTTATTCTGTGCCGATAGATACGCCAATTTAATTCTTGGATTGGTTTCAATCGTTACTCCTACCCCTGTGCTGGCCCCTCTAAAAACCCCTGTAGGTTTCTTGTCGTTCCACTTCGTTTTAAAATCTTCGGGTTTTGGATACAGTTTACAGTCGTCAATAAAAAACTTCCCTTCATGACTTGAAATTCTAGACCAATCGTCTCCAGTTGGAATAGCAATATCAGCGTTTTTAGAAGTAGTTGCCATTGAAAGAATAGGGGAATATTTGTCGTATTTATGAGAAACAAGTTTAACGTTGTCTCCAAATATTTCATTATACGCTTCGGTGTCGTCCTTGGTGATGATAGGAAAATCGCGTCTGTTCAGAAAAAACTCAATGTCAGGTAGTTCTTTTTCTTTACAAAGGGTTAAAAGCATATCTCGCATATTTGTTACGTTCGTGTCTCCTTCGTTTATAGGATACTCAAATCTAACAAGCGCGTTGTTAGCATACCAATTGTTTGAAAACTTATTTACACTTTGTTTAAAATGTCCTTTTCCGTTCAATTCATTGATGTGTTTAGAAAACCTTTCCAGTGTCCCCATTTTAGGGTCAACAGCAACTAAATGACCCCATTCATTTGTAAAATTACGTTTACTAAAAGGAAGAAACACTTTGAGTTCGTTATTTTGTATTTTTACAAAAATCCCTTTCTTAAACTTGTTAAAAATATAATTAAACGTATTATCCACTGCTAAAGCGTTTAGATTTTTGTATTTATGCCAAACAGTTCCTTGACAAAAAGTCCGATTTGTTAGGTTAATTTCTTTGTATTCTGTTTTTTTATTTGTTTTTTTATACCTGAACTCCTGAAATTGGTCTTCGTCTCCTGCTGTAAAATGAATTTGGTTAAATTCCTTATACCTTGGATTAGTCGGCAGATATCTGTAGCTTTCCTTGGACGCCTTTTTACATTCTTCCAGATTTGTGTAGTAATCTGGATACTTTTGGAACTTGTCGGTCGTAGTCATTAACTTGCTTATTCTTGTCTTTGTTCTTGTCTTTACCTTTGTCTTATATAACATTATTGTTATAAAAGTCGTAATTTATATTCATTTTGTTTGGAATTACAGTTTTTTAATAGTTAATTTTTCTTTTTCTTGGGGATTACCTTTTTGTGCTTCTGTAAGTTCGGTTAGAAGTCTTTCTGGGTTATTTACCCCGTGTTTTCGTAGAAGGTTTATGGATTCTCGTAATTTGTCCTCTTTGGTTTTTCTAGTTCTAACGGTTTTTTGTTCTTTAATGATAGCTATATTCTTATATTTTAGTCCGTTTTGTTCTTTGGTGTTTAAATATTCGCATATTTCTTTCTCTAATTCCTTTACCCGTTTACGCAATGGTTCAGTCTTTTTTCTAACATAATCTAACTCTTTTTTGATTGAATTAAGTTCGTCCACCTTGGCCTGTATTGACATTTTTTATTTTATTATAACACTCGTTTTTAATTATGAAAAATTTAGTTCTTAACTTTTTTATAAATAATTTCTTCTTGAAGATAAATATTGCTACTTATATGTCTGCCTAAAACGAAGAAGAAATCGCTTAGACGATTAATGAAGATAAACGAGTCTAACGATATAGTCTGAAGTTCTAATAGTTCAAGCATAGAACGCTCACACCGTCTAGTAATTGAGCGACACATATGGGTTGAACCGTAAGGAAGAATAAAATTTTTTAAAGGAGGGAGTTTAGTCTCATAGTAATCAATTCGGGTTTCTAACTCTACGTAATTAGACGCTGGAAAGACTGTTTGTTGAAGTTTCTTATCAGTTGATGAAGAACTATTTACAGGGGTAGCGACATGAGACCCGAGATCGAGTAAACGTGATTGAATCCATTGAAGGTCTTTTAAAACCTCTTCTGTTAGTTCTTGATGACTATTTTGTGTTTTAAATTCAAGTTCGGTATATACACACCCTATAGAAGAAGAAATTTCATCTAAATTACCGACTACCTCACAGTAGGAAGCACTTTTAGACACTCGTTCTCCGTTGTATAAAGAAGTAGTCCCTTTATCTCCAGTTTTTGTATAAATCTTTGGCATTTTTGTAATTTTTTAATTACAAAAAATATAAATCAATTAAAAAAGTTAGTGTCTATTCATTTGCATTTCTAATATTTTTTTGTTTCTAACATTTCGTTCTGAATCTCCGATTTGAACGTCGCTGTTTTGAAATAGTAACGGTTTTTGAGCTTTTCCTTCAAAATTACCTAGAGATAAAGTTGGGTGTAGTTTAGCTTGACGACTGTTTAATTCAAATCCTTGTTGAATTGAAGTGGTTCCAAAATTGGTAGAAGCGTTGGTGTTAGGGCGATTGTTTTTCTGTTCTTTTTGATATTCGTGTTGATTTCTAACGTGAATGTTTTCAGCTTTATTAGCAACTACAGATGTAGCTAGAACTCTTCTCTGTAACTCCATATCTTTGTGAATATTCTCGTCTTTTAAATAACTGGTTTTGACTGTATCGTAAGAAGTGTTAAGTGCTTCTTTTGTAAACATTTCTCCATATTTATTTGTATTGAATAATTCATCTATAGGAGTAATCTGAAGATTTTGACTTTTTTGGGTAGATGCGTTAGCGTGTAAAGGATTTTCTTGAATATACTTGGTTGTATTAAAATGAGATGTATCATTAGAAATCGTATGGAAATCGGAACCCTTAGTTGTTGTAGCGAATACATTTAAATGATTAGTATTAATCTGTTTAAGAGGTTCTTTGACATCCGTAACAGTCAAATCACGGGTTCTTATACCTGAGTTTCCAGCGTGTGCGTCAAATTTAACAGGGTTTTTAATCACGTATTTAACCTCGAACGGTTCTACGATTGCTGTTCCTAAATTATAAGTAGCAGTAGGACGAATATCAGTTTTTATCATTTCTTTTTTGACTTCTCTGTATTCTTCTTCCGGACACATTAATTTTTTAGTGTAATCAGCAAATCCTGCTTGAGAAAAAGCGGCTGTAGTTTGACGAGCTTGACGCGATAAAGGAAGTAATTCAGATTTACTTTTTTGAGGATACCTGAACGCCCCATCTTTCATAATTCTGTAAGGAAGATACGATTGTGTACTAGAACCAAGAGAATTACCGACTAAACTTCCTCCTCCTTGAGTGTTATTTCCTTGATTGCTGTAATTTACGCTAACAAACGGATTTACTCCTCTAGCGTAAACTGAAATACATTCACTTACACGATCGGCACTATCTCCTTGTTCGTTTAAAATAAAATTTGTATCACTTACTTTTTCTATTTTTCTGGTATGAATTGATTTGTGTGGGTCTTTAACTATATACATATTTGCTCCCCAACTTTCAACTGATGGAAGAGTTGATTTTCCATATGTGCTTAATCCTGAATACGTTAATGACATTTAAATTATCTTTGTTATATATCAAGTTTAATTATTAAATAATTAAACTTTTTAATTTATGTAAACAATTATTTTTTTGTATAATCCATAAGAGAAATGTTATTCCCTTTATTTTTTCGTGTTTCTTGATGGATTTGAATTTTTTTATCTTTTCCGTATTTTTCAAATATTTTATATTCAGTGTTGGTATATTCATGAATAACTAAAAGGTCTCCAGCTTTCTTTTCAAACAACACCCGTGGTTCGTATATATTTTCTTTCAAATCTCCATAATAACAAACCCCTCTCCATATGTATCCTTTATGGTTTGGCATTTCGGATAAATTTCGTTTAATAAAACTAGGAAGAGTTTCGTGGACTTTATTCATATATCTAAATGAGTAATTCATATCTTTTTCATTTTGCCGATGAAGTCTTGAATCAGCAATTATTTTATCTTGATATTTTTTAGCAACGTCTTTATTTTCCTGTTTCTCTTTATCTTTAATATCCTTACGTTTAGCCTTTTCTTCTTTACTATTTTTCTCATCTTGTTTATTTTTAGCATATTCTTCATTAATTTCTGTATCAAGTTCTCCTGAATTTATTTTTTCTAGATTAGAATGAATACTCGTTATAATTAATTCTTTATCTTCTATATTTTTCTGAAGTTTTTCTATTTGTGTTTCTATATATTCTTGATTAAAAAGAGAACTTCTAATTCTTCCAATCGCTTCTTGTGTTCTTGAAATAAAATTGTCAGCATCTTTTAATTCTAATTGAAGTTTATTCTTTTGTATCCTCCGTCTTTCTTGTATGTTTGAATTATCTTTCATTATAAATTTAACTTTATTTAGAAAGAATTTCTTTCTAAATCTAAAATACACACACTAAATACAAATACACACGTGAAATATATACAAAAATTATTTTACATCATTTGCCATCCTTTTACTACGGGTAGTACACCAGGATCGGTAATAGTTGCTATAAATTTAAGAACTTCATCTTCCATTGAAGCTAAGATATCAACATGACTAGGGTTTACGGGAGTACCAAAATAACCATTGATGTGTTCAACATCGTTGTTAACTGTAATCTTCATTACTGCTTGTTGTTTATTAATAATTTTATATTCAGCTCCCTTTAGTTCTTGAATAATGTCAGGAAGTATTAAATGTATTATACCAGTACCTTTTTCGCACACAGTTACTGATTTTGTAATAGGATGATTCATATCAGCCAACGAGCTATTCTTAACGTTTTCGTAACTTCCGCTTCCACTTCCAACAGCGTAATACGTAAAGTCGGCGGTATTTCCGTATGCTTTAGAAAGGTTTCCGGTAGGATCAAGACGAAGATCAGTCATTTGAACGTGAGATAACCACATGTCTTCTCCGGCCAATGTCAGACTTAATTGAGGTAAGAATACTTCATTTGGAAGTACGGTTTTAAGAGTAAACTTAAAAGTACCGACCCCGGCAGCAGCACTTAATGTACTAGGTTTAATGGTATAAGTATTTTTACCAGCGGCATCAACACCAGCTACAACGCTGCCTGCTACTGTGCCGACTTCTACTTTCTCAAGAATGTAATAACCGTTTGCACCATCCATCGAGGCTTCTGATATTTGTATTATAGCGTTTGTGGGAATAATAATGTCAGCGCCGGTTAAACCTTTTACAGCTACATTTAGAAACGCGCCTGCTGGATCTGGGGTTATATCTGTAACATTAAAAGATGATAAGGCTTTGTTTACAACAGTCATACCTCCACCCATGTCATTAGATAAGCGATGACGAGCGTTTAATCCGATATGACTGTCTCCTAGTAGCACTTCGTTAGAGTTATAAGTAACCATATCTCCCTTGACTATCAAGATACCATCAACTGTCATACCTTTTTCATCTACGTGTACAATTGTTCTATCATCGTTGCTCTTAAAATTTACATTGTTGCTCTTAATATTTGCATCAGTATACTGAGCAAGTAAAGTAGCACCAGACAAAGTAGCAGTGTTAAGGTCAAATCTGGCATTGTTAGACACTACGTTCATTACAGGACCAGATACAGAGACTGTTTGAGCCTTTAGATCAAGAGAATTAGCATAATTAGCAAGTAAAGCATCACCGGATAAAGTAGCATTTTTAAGGGCAAAATTAGCAGTATCAGACACTACGTTCATGATAGGACCGGATACAGCGACTGTTTGAGCCTTTAGATCAAGCGAAGTAGCGTAATTAGCAAGTAAAACATCACCGGATAAAGTAGCGTTGTTAAGGGCAAAATT